ATGAATGCAAGCAGAGTTTTTAAAAAGTCATTCTCGAAAAAAAACCTTCTAAAAGTATACAATGAAAAAATCAAAGAATCAGGAGCGATTGGCATAGATCGGATTCGTCCATCAAAACTTGATTTAACAATAAAGAATGAGATCACTTTTATTTTTGAAAAGGTTAATTGTGGAAATTATAAATTTACAGCATATAAAGAAAAATTAATATCTAAAGGGGCTAACTCTATCCCCAGACAGATTTCCATACCAACTGCCAGGGACAGAATTACCCTTAGGGCTCTCTGTGAATGCCTTACAGAAATATATCCTAACTCCAGATTAAAACTACCACATACAGTAATTGACTTATTGAAAAATGCATTAAACAGCGATCTATATGCTGAATATGCAAAAATAGATCTCAAAAGTTTCTATCCTTCAATTGAACATAAATTGATATTTAATGCAATAAAAAATAAGATTAGAAAAAAAGAAATTAGGCAGTTAATAACATCATCATTAATCGTGCCTACTGTAAGTGGAAGTACAGGAAGCAAAGGTGTCCCTAATAATACCAGAGGAGTACCTCAGGGGTTAGCAATATCAAACATTTTAGCTGAAATATCACTATCTGATTTCGACAATGAAATCAATAAAATGCATGACATATGGTACATGCGATACGTTGATGACATTCTTATTTTAACGCAAAAAGATCAAGCAACAAAAATTGCATCTCATATCATTGATAAGCTTCAATCATTAAATTTAAACCCACATCCATTAAATGAAGAGAACTCAAAATCCAAAGTAGGCAGCTTGGATGAAAGTTTCAACTTTTTGGGCTACCACATAAAAAATCGAGAATTATTGATAAAACATGAGAGCATTCTTAGATTTGAGTCATCCTTAGCAAAAATTTTTACTGCATATAGACACGCTCTACTACAAGCTAAAAATAAGCGCGATAAAGAACGAGCTGTTGCATATTGTCAGTGGAAACTAAATCTTAGAATTACGGGATGTGTGTTTGAAGGTAAACGATTGGGATGGGTATCGTACTTCTCACAAATAACGTCAACAGCTCAACTTCGAGCTGTTAATCATACGATCAATAATCTTATCCGCCGATTCGGCCTTTCATCAGAAATAAAACCAAAGTCTTTGATTAAAACTTTCTATGAACTCCGCAGGGGTAGAGCGGAGACTTTTAAATACATACCTAACTTTGACAATCTACATATATCTCAGAAACGAGAAATTGTTTCTATGTGGATAGGGAAAGAGAATGAAAAAAAACTTAGCAATAGTGAAATAGAGAGAAAATTTAAATTTAAAATTGCGAAATCAGTAAAAGAGCTTGAAGAGGACATTTCAGGGATATCATAGATATGTAATCCATTAAATCCTTTATATATAAAGCAATAAACACACTATTTAAATTCACAAATCAGCCGCAGTATCCTGCCATGACAAGTTGCTGCGGCATATCACAAAACGATTACTCCATAACAGGGACCGCAGGCCACTCAATATCAGGTGCAGTTGATGTATCAACACGGTTCAGCAACACCCGATACTTTTTCCAGGCTTCCAGCAATGAGTTTTCTTCCTCCGTTGCGATTTCCAGATCTACAGCATCCTGAAGTGGCGCAATATGCTCACTGGCTACCTGCATCAGGTTGTTTTTTGTTTCTTCCGCCTCCCGGATCCGGAACAGTTTTTCTGCTTCCGTATCCTTCAACCAGGCTGTGCCGTTCCACTTCTGATATTCCCCTTCCGGCGATAACCAGGTAACATTTTCCGGTAACGGACCGAGTTCAGAAATAAATAACGCGTCGCCGGAAGCCACGTCATAAACCGTTTTACCCCGATGATCTTCAACGAGATGCCACGATGACTCATCACTGTTGAAAACAGCCACGAAGCCAGCCGGAATATCTGGCGGTGCAATATCGGTACTGTTTGCAGGCAGACCTGTATGAGGTGGAATATATGCGTCACCGTCACCAATAAATTCATTAGTTCCGGCCAGCAGATTATAAATTTTTATGGTCCGTGGTTGTTCACTCATTCTGAATGCCATTATGCAAGCCTCACAATATAGTTAAATGCGATGTTTTTGACGGTGTTTTCCGCGTTACCAGCAGCGTTAACGGTGATGGTGTGTCCATGTGAGCCAATCGCAACGGAGTGCGTATGAGCACCAATACCGACAGTATGTGTATGCGCCCCAGCACTTGCTGCAGTACCTGATACTGAGTGGGTATGCGCGCCAGCAGAATTCGTTGCACCTAAGTGAGTTTGAGCAGAGTTCGACGAAGCTACTCTACCGGAGCTAACGTTAGCATTATCCCCCTGAGATATCGGATGCGTATGTGCACCTGCTGAAGCTGCTGTTCCGCTAACGCTATGGGTATGCGCACCAGTGTTATTCGTAGATTTAGTTCCATAATCAAACGATGATGTGTTTTTTGTCCCTAAATCTGTATTTGAAGCACTGGCGCTGTGGGTGTGCGATTTAATGCCGTCCTGTTCCTGAGACAATACGGCACGACCACTGGCGGGCTTGCCCTTAATCGTCCAGCCACGCATATCAGGGATCACGCCTGACGGATAAGCGGCTGCAAGTTTCGGGTAAGCAGATTTGTCAAAAGTCTGCCCCTGCATCAGGGCATAACCAGACGGAACGGTATCTGATGGCCACGGGATTGGTGCGCCGACTGGGTAGCTTTCTGGTGGAAGATTTTTCGAGGTATAAACTTCTGCCCAGTCTTCCTCAAAACCATAACCGTCTCTTGAAGAACGGTAGAACAGACCACCATTTCTGTAATGCGCCTTCATCTGCAGGGTCCGGCAACTTCCGACTCCGGTATAGAAGTTAACCAGAATATAGCTGTCGCCAGAGCGGGTGACATTGTAAGCGCCTGATTCGGCATTCCAGGGAACGCCACCATCCGCATCGGCATATGTATCCGTTGCCCTTCTGGCAAAAGCAGCCACATGCGCGGCGGTTAAAGTAATATCTTTTGAACCATCAAACTCAACCCCAGAAACCAGTCTTGGCGTTTGCAGCTTTGTTGCTGTCAATGCGTTACCGTTCAGACTTGCAGACAGCTTGGTTCCAATAACCAGTTCGCCGGTTGCGTTATCAATAGCAAACGGTCTTAATGTATTCCATCCACCATAAACATCACCTTGATTGGTAAGCAGCAGGTAAGTTTTAGCGCCATCATTACGCCATAATGCCCCATACTCCCCACCTATCATTCGAATCTGATTACCACCACGCGCTACAATTTCGTCTGTGGCAAAAAGTTTTTTGCACGACAAGTTATCGTTAACGATTAACGAATGAGACTCATAAAAACCACGCCCACTCTTAAAATCAAGGATAACGTCCGCCGCGATACATTCAGTCGCTGGATTTGTTGCCCCAAACTTATAGGTCGTATCATTAACAACGAGGATCAGCACCAGGTGCGGATATTGACAGGCCATCTTCGATAAACGCAAAAACAGGGAAAGCAGCGCCATCAACATAGAACACAGAGCGCAAATCATCGCCCTTATTACTCATCATTATTGAGTGGATGGCTCGTTCATTGTTTTGATATTGCCAGAACATTCCATAAGCATAACGCCCCCTGTCAGTCCAGCCACCAGGCATAACAAATCCGTTAAACTCGCAGTTATTCATCGGATCGCCTGCGGTTCGCGTTGCCGTGGTGATAATGACCCTTGATGCCAGTTCGCTTACTGAGCCAGCAGAACGCATAACAACAACAGGGTAATATTTTCCAGATGTTGCACCTGCAGGAGCGTTAACCCGCACATAACGCATACCACGCTTATCAGCAAAGTCTGTTTTACTGACCGCGTTAATGTTGTTCAGGAAGCGTCCCTTATCGGGTATATCAGCGCCGTTCTGGTCTTTCTGCAGACGTTTCTCTGCATTGTCATAGGCTGATTTTACTGCCTTTGGCGTTGCCGCCAGCGTTTCAGACGTACTGTTGGTCGCACTGCTGAGCTGTACTATCCCCTTTTTCGTCGTACTTGCATCCTCAAGCGCCACGGCGGATGCAATATCCTCTGCCCGTTTTGCCGCTGTCTCGGCGCGCGTTGCCGCGGATTCCGCCGTACTTTTGCTCTGTGCTGCCGCCGTCGCACTGCCAGCTGCCTCTGTCGCCTTCGTGGATGCCGTCGTGGCGCTGCCCTTTGCTGCTGACGCCTGTCTGGTCGCCTCATCTTTTGAAGCAGACGCAGATGATGCCGATGACGCCGCCGAACTGGCGGACGATGCGGCAGCCGTTTTTGAGGATTCTGCGCTGGTTTCCGACGCTTTCGCGTTCGTCTCGGATGTCTTCGCTGCGGAAGCAGACCTCGCTGCTGCGCTGGCCTGTACAGCGGCTTCGCCAGCATTCGTTGTGGCTGTTGAAGCAGACGACGCGGCGCTTTCTGCCGATTTTCCGGCGGCGGTGGCACTGGCTGAGGCCTGCCCGGCACTTGTTGACGCGGCACTGGCAGATAATGCAGCCGCTGTTTTTGAGCCTGCCGCAGCTGAGGCGCTCTGTCCCGCTGCCGTTTCAGAAGACCTGGCGTTCGTCTCGGACGTTTTTGCCGCCTTCGCAGAATTTGCTGCCGCCGTTGCCGAGGAAGCTGCGCTGCTGGCGCTCGAGGCTGCGTTCGTTTCTGATGATTTTGCCGCCTCTTTTGAAGCCGACGCATCCCGTGCTGAAGTGGCTGCTTCTGACGCTTTCGTGGTCGCAGTGGATGCAGAAGTGGCTGCTGATTGTTGTGACACTGCCGCATTCGTTTCTGACGTTTTCGCCGCACCGGCACTGGTAGCCGCCGCGCTTTTTGAGGACTCTGCAGCGGCAGCACTTTTTGATGCCTCAGAGGCTTTTGCTGATGCCGTTCCTGCGCTGGAAGACGCTGACTGAGCCGACGAAGCGGCCTGTCCGGCTGACGTGCTGGCTGCACGTGCTGAGCCTGCAGCATCAGTCGCATGGGTTGCCGCCTCACGGGCAGATGTGTCGGCATCGCCGGCTGACTTCTTCGCGGCTGCCGTGTTCTGTGCCACTGCGGACGCGTTACGCGCCACCTCTTCCACCATCAGTTCAAAACGTCGCAATGCCTCCGGACGGGCATCATCCTCCGTCATGGCACCGAGAAAATCATTCAGCGTACCGGGTTGAGAATCTTCATACACGGTGATGGTCCCGGCATGTGACGGCGGGAATCCCTCCACCAACAGAATAACGCTGTACTGACCGTACTCAACGTCCATGCTGTAACGCCCGGCTTCATCCGGATTTTCTGAGGCCAGCGTGTTCACCACCACCGTGGTACTGTTACGTTTTGCTTTCAGCTGGATTGTGCAGTTCTGTACCGGTTTTCCTGTGCCGTCTTTCAGTACACCTGAAATCTTTACTGCCATATTCACCCCACAAAAAAGTCCGCCTGAACCGGCGGGCTGTCATAACACTGTGTTACCTGGCTAATCAGAATTTATAACCGACACCCACGATGAAACCGTCAGTGCGCCAGTCGCCACTGCCGGAACCTTCATAAGCGACATCAATGGCCACGGACTCGGTCGGGTTAAACTGCACGCCAGCCCCCCACGCCAGAGACGTGTTGCTGTGGCGACCGTCATCACTTCCGATCAGCACATCGTGCGTTTTCCCCGTATTGTCGGTCACCTGCAGATAATCCCCGGAGAAAGTCGACACACGGCTGTAAGCCACACCCGCCATCGCATACGCGCTGAACCATTCATTCACGCGCACAGACGGCCCCGCCATCACGCTGAACCAGCGGTTACGCACGGAATCTTCATGCCAGCGGGTATCGCTGTAATGCGTTTTTTGCTCATCTTCAGCGTTGGCATAACTGAATGACGTAATCAGCCCCAGCGTGTCCGTAAACTCATAACGGTATTTCACGTTAATCCCGTTCAGATTATCGCTGCCGGGAGCGTTCGTACGGGCATGAAGATACCCTGCGCTCAGTGCGGCCTGCTGCTCAGACGCCCATGCAGGCGCACCGGATACGGCCAGACAGATGGCTGCGGACAAAATGGCTGCACAAACTTTACGCATAATTACCTCTCGCTTTTCTGCAATAAAAAAGGCGCCATTTCTGGCGCCCGTATATGGGTTATAAAATTCAGCTGATACTGATGCCTGCGGTGGCTTTCTTCATCACCACAACCAGCAAATCGCTGATACTTGCTGTGGGATACCAGTCATTTACCAGCCATGCTGACACCGAAAACTCCAGCGTCATGTGGCCGTGACCAGCTGGCATATCAATAACACCACTGTAAATCAGCGTATTATCCAGCGCGGTACGGTTATAAATTTCAGCACCATTTTTCTTCACTATCAGGCGGCATGACGAATAAATATCGTTATTCTCCCGCTCATGTTTAGCGCCGCAGAATGCCACCGCCGGAATAACAATTTGCCTGTCAAAAGGCTGATCGTCATAAATCCTGACGGTAATGGTCCCTGATGGCCACCGCTCCGGTGCCCGGGAGTCCCGCGGGAAAGCCTTACCCACTGTTTTGACAATATCGCCTTCAATCTGGTTGGCTGACAGTTTCCCTTTAATCTGACAGTTCTCATTTATCGTAACGTTGTTGAGCGTCCCGGAGTTCGCATTCACACTGCCACTGATATCTGCATTTTTAGCGGTCAGCTTTCCGTCCGGTGTCAGGGAAAATGCAGGAGGATTACCGCCGCTGGTAATGGTGGGAGCCGTCAGATATTTCAGGAACACTTCATTCATGAATATCTGATCACCCTGACCAACAAACATCGGTTTTGTGTTGCCATTTGCAGGATTAATCATCGCAATCCTGTCTGCCGCCAGCAGCACCTGACTCTGCATGCCGTCGGGGGTGTTCTCAATACCGGCACCGATACCCGCGATATAAAGGCGTCCGTCCTGCATCTGCTGCAGCTTCACAGCCCACATGCTGTTCAGGTTATTATTTGTATCAACCTGAACCTTCTGTATCTGCTGAATTGCCGCACTCTGGTCTTCCAGTTTCTTATTGACGGTCTGCGTGATTTCATTGCTGACATCCGTAATGGACGTCCTGATTTCAGTCAGGTCAGGCGCAAGCTGACCGTTATCAATCTGCGTCCACAGCTCCTGAGCCAGATGGGTTTTCCCTATCTCGCCTTTGAAAAAATCCAGATAGCCGGATGCGTCATCACTCGGCTGACCAACAGCCTCCACGAATGCCGATTTGCCAACGGTGTTCACACTGCGAACGTAAAAATAATAATTATGGCCCGGCCTGATATTGATACTGGCGGCTATCCAGTACAGCGCCGTGCCAAGATAGCGTGCTGTGGTTTCAACCTGCCTGATATCCGCAATCCGCTTTTCCGAGAACCAGAACTCAAACTGTACCGTCGGATCATAAACCGCAAGATGCGGCGTGGCGGTTATCTGAAAATAGCCCGGCGTCAGCTCAATCCGCGACGGCGCTGCCGGTGCGGCAATCCGGAACGATACCGACGCCGGATCGCCCTGCTGCCCCCACGCATTTACTGCCCGGACTGTCAGCCTGTAGTTCCCCAGCGCCAGTTGTGTGAAGCGGTAAGTGGTTTCCGTCGTCCGGGCCGTGCTGACCAGCCGCTCACTGCCGTCATCCGCTGCCACGGTCAGGCGAAGCATGAAACTCACGCCCTTCACCACCTTCGGCGTGTCCCAGCGGGCCAGTACCTGATACTCCCCGCTGTCTGCGGTGACTTCGGCAGTCAGGTGCTGCACTGCTGGCGGCGTGACACCATTCACCGTGCCGCTCTGGTCGCCGTCAAAGTGCGCCCCGTTATCCACGATGGCCTCTTTCTCCGGTACATGCTGCACGGCAGTGATGGCATACGTACCGTCGTCGTTCTCACGGATACTCACACAGCGGAACAGGCGCTGGCGCAGCGTCGGCAGCTTCAGCCCCCACACGCTGTACTCGGCAACGCCGTCAGGAACCCGGCTCACTTTCACCTTCACGCCGTCGGTGATGGACTGGACCTCCACGCTGACCGGACTCCCCTGCCCGTCAACCAGGCTTATCAGCGTGGTGCCGGAAGATGGCAGCGTGATTTCACGGTCGAGCGTCAGCGTCCGGGTCTGGCTGTTTACCGCCAGCACGCGCCCGCCGGTGCGGATACCGGCATAGTCATCATCGCAGATTTCAATGACATCGCCCGGTACATGGCGAAGCCCTTCGGCACCCACGCTGAAGTCCACGGTCTGCGTTTCCAGCAGTTCTGTTTTAATCAGCCACAGCCCGGCGCGGTGTGCCTGCCCCCGGCTGGTACAGCCAAAAGCATCCATCTTCGTGACGTTACGACCGTAACGGGCAATGGCCTGCGTGTCCTCCACAAGCTCTGTCGCCGTCTCCCAGCCGTTATTCGGGTCAATCCAGTTCACCTCAACGGCATTATGGCGGTCCTTCAGGGCGCTGAAGCTGTAGCGGAACGGCGCACCATCATCCGGCATCACCACATTACTGCGGTTATAGGTCCACACCTTATCCGACGGTCGGTCCTGCACGAACGTCAGCGTCTGCCCGTTCCATACCGGCATACAGCGCATCGCAGAGCAGAAATCACTGAGCACATCCCACGCCTTGCGCTGTGTGGTCAGGTACGCATTACAGGTGATGCGCGGCTCCGTGCCGCCAAAACCGTCCGGCACCGACTGATCGCAATGCTGGCCGATGACATACAGCGCCCATTTGTCCACATCCGCCGCACCAAGACGTTTCCCCATGCCGTAGCGTGGATGGGTCAGCATATCCCACAGACACCAGGCCATGTTGTTGCTGTATGCTGGCTTAAACGTTCCGTCCCAGATACCGCTGTATTGCCGCGTCTGCGGGTTATAGTTCGACGGCACCTGCAGAATGCGCCCGCGCAGATGATAATTACGGCTCACCTGCTGGCTGCCGAACTGCTCCGAATCCACCTGCACGCCGACCAGTGCCGTGTTCGGGTAGCACTGTTTCACATCGATGATTTCGGTGTATGACGACCAGAGCGTTTTGTTCTGCAGCTGGTCTGTGGTGCTGTCCGGCGTCATCCTGCGCATCCGTATATTGAACGGGCGCGGCGGCAGGTTACCCACCACCACCGAGGCCAGATACTGCGAGGTGGTTTTGCCCTTAATGGTGATGTCTTTTTCCGTCACCCAGCCACCATTACGCTGGATCTGAACCAGCAGGCGGACTTCCGACGGATTCCGGTCCCCCTTTGAGGTGGTTTCCACCAGTGCCTGCACACCGAAGGTAAAGCGCAGACGGTCGATGTTTGCAGACGTGATGGTCCGGGTGATCGGCGTGTCGTATTTCACTTCCGTACCCAGCACCGTCTCGGAGCCGGAGGATTCAAATCCCTCCGGCGGTGTCTGCTCCTGCTCACCTGCCCGGAACACCACCGTGACACCGGAGATGTTGGTATTCCCCTCACTGTCCAGCACCGGTGTACTGTTCAGCAGCACGCTTTTTAATCCATCCACCGGACCTTCAATCGGCCCTTCGCTGATGGCATCGATCACACTCAGCAGCTGCGTGGATTTCAGGTTATCCTTCGCTTCGCGCGGGGTATGCCCCTTACTGCTGCCTTTACCCATTCGTCATGCTCCATAAACGACAAAACCGCCCGGAGGCGGTTTCACATAAAACATTTTGCATCAGCGACCAATCACCACAACCTGACCACCGTCCCCTTCGTCTGCCGTGCTGATCTCCTGAGAAACCACCCGCGACCCCACACGCATTTCACCGTACAGAACGGGCAGGACATTGCCCTGGGCAACCATATTATCCAGTGAAGAAAAATAGGTGTTCTGTTTGCCGTTATCCGTTGTCTGTGTGCGGGGGGTTTTGGGTTTAGGGGCCAGCATCTGTGCAACACCGCCAAGCGTCATACTGGCACCGAGAGAAAACAGCAGATTACTCGCCATAATTCCTACCCCCGGCATCCATATAGCAACCGCCATAACAGCCGCCCCCAGCACAGCCTGAAACACACCGCCACTTTTGGCTCCCGCCAGACGCGGCACGATATGGATCACAGCACCATTTGCCAGCGGTTCATTAAGACGGGCTGATAATTCCGTTTCACCTGTATCACGCCCGGCAATGCGTACCTGATACCAGCCGTCGCTCAGCTTCTGACGAAACGCCGGGATCTGCATGGCCAGCGCCCGGATGGCTTCGGCCCCCGTTTTCACACGCAGATCGATGCGGCGGCCAAATCGTTGTAAATCCCCGTAAAGGCAGATGCGCGCCATGCCCGGTGACGCCAGAGGGAGTGTGTGCGTCGCTGCCATTTGTCGGTATACCTCTCTCGTTTGCTCAGTTGTTCAGGAATATGGTGCAGCAGCTCGCCGTCACCACAGTAAATGGCGGCATGATTCGGCACCGATGAACCAAAGCAGCACAGCAGCACGTCGCCAGGCTGCGCCTCTGTCAGTGCGACACGGTAAAAACCAGTCGCCTCCATATTGTCAAGATAGAGATTCTGACTGTTACGCCACCAGTCATCCCCGCGATGAAAATCCGGCATCTCAATCCCCGCCAGATGATAAGCATCCCGGAACAGCGTGTAACAGTCCGTCACCCCGTGCTCAAAGCGCCGCCCGGTGAGATGCGGCACACAGCGGAACTTGTGAATCGCCCCCCGGCAGACCAGCCACCACGGCAAATCACTCTGCACCTGCAGCCACCTGTCGGCCTCACTCAGCCAGGGCTGACCACCGGGGTGGCTGTGGACCAGCGCCACAATCTCACCCTGCATTTCTGCCTGCAGCCAGTCTTCCGGCGACATACGGAAATACGCCTCCGGCTCACCGGAGATATTCACGCAGGGGAAATATCTTTCCCCCTCCGGCGTGCTTACCACGAAGCCGCACGACTCCGCTGGCGCACATCGCCGGGCGTGCGCCAGAATCGCTGATTCTGTCTGTGTCATGGGATTTACTGCGAAAGTTTGTTAATGGAAAGGAAGCCGCCAAAGTTGCCGACGTTATTGCGGAACTTACAACCGCTCAGGCATTTGCTGCATTTATCCTTCGTGATATCGGACGTTGGCTGGTCATATTCATCCGCGACAGCCGGACCGCTATAACCGCACTCGTCACCGCGATAGGTCCAGGTGCAGGTGTTGGCCAGCATGATACGTCCCGGAAAAACAGCGCCATCCGTTTCCGTCGGCGTGGACAGTACAAAGGAGGCACTCACCGCGCTCAGTTCGCTGCACTGCTCAATGCGCCAGCGGCTGATCACCTCCTGCTCCGGATCGGCGCCACTGTTTCCGTTGACGAAGTTCACCGCATCCAGAAAACGGGCGTAAACCTTACGCCGGACCACCGTTCCACCGACCAGACTCTGCAGATCTTCCGCCATCCCGGTGACCATACCGTACAGGTTAGAAACCGTCAGTGTGGGGCGCGTACTGGTGCCTTTGCCATTCAGTTCAAAACCACTCCCCTGAATGGGATACGGCTGATACTGTCGCCCCTGCCAGGTGACCGGCTCACCTTTTTCGTTCTGCTCATTACAGAAAAAATAACGTTCTCCACCGACCTCTGTCAGGTCGATTTCCCAGAGCACCACGCTGGCCGACTGCTCCGCACGGGTGCATTCATTCAGTGTTTCCTGCCGGATATCCTGCATCAGTTCACCACCTGTTCAAACTCTGCGCTGAACTCAACACGCAGCATACTGACCCGCGACGACCATTTTGCGCAGGTCACCTTTATCTGCCGCCACTCATAAGGCGGCGTCCACAGAAAGGCTTTCCAGCCCCCGTGCTCTTCCAGAAACGACTCCAGTACCGTGGCCTCCTCACGGGGGACAGAAAGCGTCACGCTGTACGTTTTCAGGTTGGCATTCAGCCCGGCAGGCGCTCGCTGGGAATAGCCATCACCAAAGCGCACCTTTCTTACAGAAGGGGCCGAAGCCACATCCATACCGGGTTTCACTTTCCAGCGGAAGGTTTTCATCGTCCACCTCCGGAGAACAGACCACCATCGCGCATCTGTGCCTGGATTTCATCACGGGCACCCTTGCGGGCCATGTCATACACTGCCTTCATCATCTGTGGACCTGGCAGACCATTCGTACCGTCGTTCTGAATCACCACGTTGTTGTTCTGCTCAAACCTGATACCCTCTGAACGCCGCATTTGCGCCGGACTTCCGGTGCCACCGACATAACCGCCGGTGGCATAGCCGCGCATCAGCCGGTAGAGATTTCCCACGCCAATCCGGCTGGTTGCCTCCTTCGTGAAGACAAATTCACCACGGTGAACAATCCCCGCTGGCTCATATTTGCCGCCGGTTCCCGTAAATCCTCCGGTTGCAAAATGGAATTTCGCCGCAGCGGCCTGAATGGCTGTACCGCCTGACGCGGATGCGCCGCCACCAACAGCCCCGCCAATGGCGCTGCCGATACTCCCGACAATCCCCACCATTGCCTGCTTAAGCAGAATTTCTGTCATCATGGACAGCACGGAGCGGGTGAAGCTGCGCCAGTTCTGCTCACTGCCGGTCAGCATCGCCGCCATATTCTGTGCAATACCATCAAAGGTCTGCGTGGCTGCACTTTTTACCTGCGACATACTGTCCGTGGCGCTCTCTTCCCACTCACTCCAGCCGGACTTCAGGCCTGCCATCCAGCTCCCGCGAAGCTGGTCTTCAGCCGCCCAGGTCTTTTTCTGCTCTGACATGACGTTATTCAGCGCCAGCGGATTATCGCCATACTGTTCCTTCAGGCGCTGTTCCGTGGCTTCCCGTTCTGCCTGCCGGTCAGTCAGCCCCCGGCTTTTCGCATCAATGGCGGCCCGTTTTGCCCGTTGCTGCTGTGCGAATTTATCCGCCTGCTGCGCCAGCGCGTTCAGGCGCTCCTGATACGTAACCTTGTCGCCAAGTGCAGCCAGCTGGCGTTTGTACTCCATCGTCTCATCTTTATGCGCCAGCAGGGATTTCTCCTGTGCGGACAGCTGGCGACGTTGTGCCGCCTCCTCCAGTACCGCGAACTGACTTTCTGCCTTCCACAAATCCCGGCGCTGCTGGCTGATTTTCTCATTTGCTCCGGCATGCTTCTCCAGCGTCCGGAGTTCAGCCTGAAGCGTCAGCAGGGCAGCATGAGCACTGTCTTCCTGACGATCGCCCGCAGACACCTTCACGCCGGACTGTTTCGGCTTTTTCAGCGTCGCTTCATAATCCTTTTTCGCCGCCGCCATCAGCGTGTTGTAATCCGCCTGCAGGATTTTCCCGTCTTTCAGTGCCTTATTCAGTTCTTCCTGACGGGCGGTATATTTCTCCAGCGGCGTCTGCAGGCGTTCGTAAGCCTTCTGCGCCTCTTCGGTATATTTCAGCCGTGATGCCTCAGACTCGACCCAGTCCTTTGCTGCCATCTCTCTGGCCTTTTCAAGATCGGCCTGCAACGTGGCGGCTGAAAGCCCAAGTTGCGCATTCGCTCTGTCCTCCCATGCTCCCCGGAGATTGGCAAGAAATGCTGAGGTTTTACCGCGCCGGTGGCTCCGGCTCTGATACCACTGCCATTTTTTGTCCGCCTCATCAAAAGCCTTTTCTGCTTTCTCCAGCATTCCCTGGGCAGTGTCCGGGCGACCAATATCCAGCACCGAATCCCACATGGATTTGAATGCCCGTGCTGTCCTGTCTGCCCAGGTCTCCAGCGTGCCCATGTTCTCTTTCAGGCGGCGGGTCTGGTCATCAAACCCTTTCGTTGCGGCCTCGTTCGCCGCCTGCAATGCCCCGGCTTCATCTCCGGAACGCTGCAACTGAGCAACATACGCAATCTGCTCCGCCGTCACGTTATGGAACTGACGTGCCATCGCTGTCAGTCCCGACGTCGGGTCTGTGGTCAGCTTCCCGAAGGCTTCAGCGACCTTGTCCACCTCCACGCCGGATGCAGAGGAGAAACGCGCCACACTCTGGCTGATCGCCTCAAACTGCTCACCACCACGCACACCTGCATTCACCAGCGCCGTCAGTGACTCGCTGGTCTGGTTAAACGTCAGCCCTGCCGCCTGCCCGGCTCTGGACAGGACCAGCATACGATCTGCCGTCAGTCCCGCCTGATTGCCGGAAAGGACCAGCGTTTTGTTGAAATCGGACAGGGTTGAGTCCCCCTGATACCAGGCATACGCCAGCGCACCGGTCGCCACCGCCAGCGAGGTGGCCCCGACCATCGGCAGGGTGATCGCACCGGCAAGCCCCCTGAACATGGGGATCATCCCGCCGAAGGAGTCCTTAACCTGACCACCCTGTTGCAGCAGGATCAGCCACGGACTTTGCCCGCCTGCAAGCTGCGTGGCCACGTCGGTGAACTGTGCAGGCAGCATACGCATGGCAGCTTTATACTGCCCGACGGAAATCCCCGCTTTCTGTGCAGCCAGCGCCTGTCGGCTCAGCGACTGTTCAACGACTGCCGCTGTTTTTTTCGCATCAGTTTCCGTACCGGAAAAATGACGCCTGACTCTGGCCATCTGCTCGTCAAATCTGGCCGCATCCAGACTTAAATCAACGACCAGATCGCCTACCGGTTCAGCCATACCGGACTCCTCCTGCGATCCCTTCTGATACTGTCATCAGCATTACGTCATCCTCCGTCATGTCCGCCACATCCGGGGAAGCGGGGATAACTTCATTCCCGTCCGGGCCAAAACGAACGCCTCCGGCAAGCCCTGCCGCTTTCTGCATCAGCACATCATCTTCAGGCTCTTCGTCAGCCTCGCGCCGGTTCAGCAGACTGAAATCCAGCGGATGCATCTCCGGATCGCTGAAAAACAGGCTGAGCACGGTGTACGTCAGCCCGGAAAAGTGCATATCCAGCAGAACATCATGAAAATAATGGGTACTGTAAAAGCGGTGCCAGTCGGCATACTCCGTGGATGACATCCCGGCAAGCATGGCGCGCCAGTCGGGTCGCCCCATCTCACGCGCCAGTTTCAGGGCAAAACTCAGCTCACCGTCGAACACTTTCCCGCAGAAACAGGCTCTGCAGGCCCGGCGTCCTCTGCCTGTTCAGGAGCATCATTCACCACAAACTCATACATACCGGACAGCCGGTACACCACGTTTTCAGCATGAGAAATTGCCTCTGTGGGCCAGGTGGTAAGCACTTCCTGCTCAATCTGTTTAACGGCTTCATTCATGGAAGGCAGCTTTGTCTTCTTCGGATGGTTATGCCACAGGGACATCGCCACCAGAAACGCGCCGGTTCTGATGGCGTCTTCCACAGTAAACTTCCGGTTGCTGTCTGACTCCGCCTGTTCTGCCTGCCGTTTCATCAGGGCGAGATGCTCAATACGCTGCAGGGCTGACAGTTCAGAAAGCGTGACGGTCACACCGTTATGTTCAAATGATTCGGTTTTCAGGAACATCGCTGACTCTCCGGATTAACTGGCGGTGACGTTGATTTCTGCAACCGCAGCAAACTCACCATTACCGGATACGACCGGAATGTTGACCTTGCCTGCAGCAACACCTTTCACGGTGATGGTCATACCACTGACCGACACGGTGGCTTTTGTTTTATCCGCAGACACCGCACGGAAGCTCTTGTCGGTTGCGCCATCCGGCTGGAATGCCACGGTCAGCGTGGTGCTCTGCCCTTTCACTACGGAAGCACTGGCGGGTGTCACCGTCATGCCGGTTGTCGCCGTCACCGTGCTGCGATCTTCTGCCATCGACGGACGTCCCACATTGGTGACCTTCACCGTGCGGGTAATCACTTCCTTCGCCGTCACCGCCTTACCGATACTGCTGACCCAGCCACGGAACACATCGACCGTGCCGTTCGGGAAGCGGATTTTATAGGCACGGGTATCGCCTTCATTAAACCACGCCAGCAGCGCCTGCTGCCCCTGCTCTCCGGGCATCCACGCCAGCGTGAAGCTGGTATCTCCGGCAGATTTCTGCCCCTGCCCGGTCGCAGTCCAGTCTGCATCTTCATCATCGAGATAGCTGTCGTCATAAGACTCAGCGGTCAGTTCGCCGGGCGTCAGGTCTTTAACTTTTGCCAGACGCGACCAGTCAACGTCTGAAAGCGGATTCGCATAAGGGTCACCACTCCCCTTATAAACCCACAGGGTGGTCCCGGCCCCTTTCACCGGCATTACAGGATTTGGTACAGGCATAGCGTCCTCACATTTCATAGGTAATGACATAAGTCAGATCGGCTGAACTCCACAGGCCCGCATCATCGTCGCGCCGATAGTCATAGCCGCTGGTCACCATACTGGTGATCAAATCTGACAGTGCCGGGATATCACTCATCACCGGATAAATCCGGGACTCCATCCACGCATCCAGCTCTGAATCCGGCACCTGAGCAGGCAGGAAAACTTCAATATGCAGCTCCGCCTGCCAGGTATCGCTGTCCAGCTCTTCGCCCGTGTATTCAGCGCCGGTGAGATAAACGGCAATTGCCGGAAAATCTTCCTCATCAAAAACAGCGGGGCGACCATCAAAAAGCGTCGCCCCGGTGTCATGCTTCTCCAGTGCATCCAGTACGGCTGCTCGGAGTTCAGTATGTTTCATCGCTTTATTACCATCCTCAGTTGATGCTGCAGCGCATAGCCCAGCTCTTTCGGAAGACGCTCACGCCGTATCCGCTCAATATTCTGTTTAAACGCCGTGGTCAGCGGCACCGCCATCGGGATTTTCACCACATCAATGGGGTAACGATTTTTCCCGGCCACACGCTGCATGACATGCCAGCGGCCATTTTTCAGTTGCTGAATAAACGCGCCGGGAATACGACGGTTTCCCACCACAAGCACGCTGCCGCCACCTTTCAGGGCTGAACGCTGCCCCTTTTTACGACGCCTGCGTCGGGACAGGACAATCCGCGCGTTACCCAGCTTTATTACGGGCAAATCCCCCCGGTTAACCTTGATTCTGGCCTGCGGATTTTTGACCGTGGCCCTTTTCAGCCTGGCCCTTTCCTTTACCAGTTTCCGGCGTACCTTTGTCTCACGGGCAACCTGTGACGCCGACTGCGATATCGCGGATGAAGCAACGCGGTTACGTGCTCTGCGCAAGGTAACTCTTTCGGATCCGCAGGCGCATCAGGTTCTGGTAGAAACCCTTATTAACTTGCAGGCTGAACGTATTCGTCTGGCGGATAAGGCTAATTTTCATATTCACCGTCTCCTGAATATCAGCGGAGGGCATCGTCATGCTTAATCCGTTGATCCTCAACATTTACCGTTTATTTCAGCGTAAAAAAACATCAATTCCTACAGTTGGGCAGTGGTACACCACGCCTGCAGGGCATGTTCTACGTGTTAGCCTGGTTGACCGTGAATGTCAGAAGGTGATTTGTGAACCGCTGGGCCGTAATTACCGCGTCAGTATGCCGCTTATAACCTTTCGCTCCGGAAAAAACATGAAGCATCTCGGAGGTGCAGCATGAGTATGGAGCTGATGGTTAAAGCGATGAAAATTCGAGTGGGTAATCCATTGCGAAAACTGGTTCTGATCAAGCTGGCTGATAATGCCAGCGATCAGGGTGAGTGCTGGCCCAGCTACCAGCATATTGCTGACCAGTGCGAGATTAGCAAACGTTCTGTGATGAATCATATTGCGGCCCTTTGTGAGTCCGGGCTGGTAAAAAAAGTCACCCGGAAAGGTGAAAAAGGTAACTCAAGTAATATCTATCTCCTTCATCTGGATGGTGCAGGAGATTCACTAGGTGGTAGTGCAAATAATTCACTATCTGGTGCAGCAAATTCACCAGGTAGTGCAGGAGTTGCACCAGGGGGTAGTGCAGGAGATTCACCCAGAACCAGTCACTCTTTTGAACCAGTCAAAGAACCAGTCAATGAACCAATAGCTGTTGGTGCATCAGTTGATGAGTCCGTGCGAGTTCGTTCAAACCGACCGGAATATTCTCCGGAGTTTGAGCAGGCATGGCTGGCATATCCCAAACGTGCTGGTGGCAATTCAAAATCTGCAGCCTTCAAAGCCTGGAAAGCCCGTTTGAATGAGGGGGTAAACCCCGAAACCATGCTGGAAGGTGTGAAACGCTATGCGGGCTGGGTATCTGCGATGGGTAACAGCGGCACACAATTTGTGAAACAGGCTGTCACGTTCTTTGGTCCGGATCGTCATTTCGAAGAATCCTGGGAAGTTCCTGCGGTATCTGCAGCCAGACGTGAGGACCCGTACTTCAAATCCAGTTACGACAACGTGGACTACAGCCAGATCCCGGCAGGATTCAGGGGGTGATCATGAGTCTTTTGAATGAAGTTCAGAAATTCATTGAAGCCCATCCGGGGTGTACTTCCGGAGACATTGCGGATGCTTTTGCTGGTTACTCACGGCAGCGCGTTCTGCAGTCAGCAAGCAAGTTACGTCAGAGTGGGCGTGTGGCTCACCGTTGTGAAGGAGATACACGCAGACATTTCCCGCGCCTGACTGAGAGAGCGCAGGAGCCGGAACCACAATCTGTTCGTGAAACCAGACCTGTGCGCAATTTCTATGTCGGCACTAACGACCCCCGGGTGATTTTGTGCCTGACCCGCCAGGCTGAAGAACTGGAGTCCAGGGGCTTATTCCGTCGAGCTGCAACGGTGTGGATGGCGGCATTCCGTGAAAGCCACTCCCAGCCAGAACGAAACAATTTTCTGGCGCATCGTGAGCGGTGCTTACGGAAAAGCAGCAAGCGCGCTGCATCGGGTGAAGAGTGGTATCTGTCAGGGAATTACGTGGGGGCTTAATGAGTAATAAATATTGCCAGGCGCTGGTGGAGCTGCGGAACAAACCAGCCCATGAACTGAAGGAAGTGGGCGATCAGTGGCGCACGCCGGACAACATTTTCTGGGGAATTAACACCCTGTTTGGCCCGTTTGTTCTGGATCTGTTTACTGATGGTGATAACGCCAAATGTGCCGCTTATTACACTGCGGAAGACAACGCGCTGGCGCATGACTGGTCAGAACGTCTTGCGGAGCTTAAAGGTGCTGCCTTTGGTAATCCCCCGTACAGCCGCGCCAGTCAGCATGAGGGGCAATACATCACCGGCATGCGTTACATCATGAAACATGCCAGTGCTATGCGTGATAAAGGCGGGCGCTATGTTTTCCTGATCAAAGCTGCCACCAGCGAAGTTTGGTGGCCGGAAGATGCAGACCATATTGCTTTTATTCGCGGGCGTATTGGTTTTGAACTGCCAGCCTGGTTTATCCCGAAGGACGAGAAGCAGGTGCCGACAGGCGCTTTCTTCGCTGGTGCTATTGCTGTTTTCGACAAGACCTGGAAGGGACCGGCAATCAGCTACATCGGGCGCGATGAACTTGAGGCATGTGGTGAGGCCTTTCTGGCGCAGGTTCGCCAGCAGGCGGAAAAACTGGTCAGGGAGATGGCGGCATGACGACATTAACTCAATGCCAGCAGCAGGTGCTGGATATGCTGATTTCTTACCAGAAAGAACGTGGCTTCCCGCCAACCAATCAGGAGGTGGCAACCATGCTGGGATACCGTTCAGTGAATGCAGCGGTGGAGCATCTTCGCGCACTGGAGAAAAAAGGTGTCATCACGATAAAGCGTGGCGTGGCCCGGGGGATAACGCTTCATACCGCGGTGAAGGACGACGACAGCGAGGCGGTCGGGATTATCCGCTCACTGCTTGCCGGTGAGGAAAACGCAAGGCTGCGTGCAACCCACTGGTTACATGAGAGAGGCCTGAAAGCATGAAGCTGATCCTGCCTTTTCCGCCCAGCGTGAACACGTACTGGCGACACCCCAACAAAGGGGCATTTGCTGGTAAGAGCCTGATAAGCGCGGCGGGGCGAAAATTTCAGAGCGCGGCGTGCGCAGCAATAGTTGAGCAGTTACGTCGTCTGCCAAAACCAACGTCGGCACCTGCTTCAGTGGAGATCGTGTTGTTTCCTCCGGATAACCGGATCCGCGATCTGGACAACTATAACAAGGCGCTGTTTGACGCGTTGACCCACGCGGGTGTGTGGGAAGACGACAGACAGGTGAAAAGAATGCTGGTGGAGTGGGGACCGGTTATCCCGAAAGGGAAGGTCGAGATCACTATCAGTAAGTATGAGAAACCGGCGGGTGCAGCCGCCTGATTAAGAGGAGAAACGAAGTATGAATAATCTGATGGTTATTGATGATATTGAAGTCCGTCGTGATGTTTATGGGCGTTACAGCCTGAACGATCTGCATCGCGCAGCAGTAGCATCTGGTGCAAATGCCAGAACCAAGGAGCCAGGAAAGTTTCTTTCCAGCCAACAAACTGTTGAACTTGTTCATGAATTGACCAACACCCAGAATTTGGGTGTTGACCCGGTGAGTGTGATTCATGGGGGAAATGAACGGGGAACTTATGTCTGCAAGGAACTGGTGTATGCCTATGCAATGTGGATCAGCCCGTCATTCCATCTGAAGGTGATCCGTACTTTCGATATGGTAACCAGCGCACCGGAAAAATTATCCGGGCAGGCTGCTGACAAGATGCAGGCTGGCGTGATTCTGCTGGACTTTATGCGCCGGGAGTTAAACCTGTCTAACTCATCTGTGCTTGGGGCCTGTCAGAAACTCCAGGAGGCTGTTGGCTTACCGAATCTGGCACCACGCTATGCCATTGATGCTCCTGCTGACGCGCCTGATGGCTCAAGCCGCCCCACGCTGTCACTGAGTGCACTGCTGAAGCAGTATGGTATCCGCCTGACAGCTAATCAGGCATATCACCAGATGGTGAAGCTGGGGATCGTCGAGCAGCGCGAACGATACAGCCGTACCGCGATTAACAACATCAAAAAATTCTGGTCGCTGACAGCGAAAGGCTGCATGTTCGGCAAGAATATCACCAGTCCCGCAAATCCGCGCGAGACGCAGCCGCATTTCTTCGAATCCCGATTCCCTGAGCTGTTAAAGCTGCTCGATACCGTTCATTGAGGTGACCGTGAGAGCACTACTGACCCCTGAAATTGCCCCGCGTATGGGGATCGTATTGTTCAGGCCAGGTTCAGAGTTGATGCCCCTGTTTATGCAGGGGCGTGTCCTGCTGGAGCCTGAGCCGGAACGTTATTCATCTTTCGCCAGTGGTGCAGTTCCGGCGGCATCACAACCGCTGGCGGATGATCCTGCCGTTCGGGCCGTGTTCCGCAATGAGGCAGTGATCCGTCGTGCTGGTGGCGTGGAATGTCTTGAAAGCTGGTTACTTCGTGAAAAAGGCTGCCAGTGGCCTCATTCCGACTGGCACAGCGAGAACATGACCACAATGCGACACGCTCCGGGCGCAATCCGTCTGTGCTGGCACTGCGATAACCAGCTGCGCGATCAGTTCACGGAACGGCTGGAATCAATGGCAACGGATAACTGTGCCCGCTGGGTGTTGTCTGTTGTGCGTCGGGATCTCGGTTTTGATGACAGTCACGTTGTGACAATGCCGGAACTGTGCTGGTGGCTGATTCGTAATGACCTGGCGGATGCCTTACCGGAAAGTGCAGCCCGTAAGGCACTGAGATTACCGAAGCCTGTTGTGCCGTCTGTCTCCCGGGAAAGTGACCTTGTG